GACATGACCCGTGCTTGGAATCCGCCAGGACTCGTCAGGGTGACGGAAGTTCCGTCCTCCTTAACGAAGGGGACAAAAGCACTGCCAACCTTGTAACCCAAAGTCACGGTGGACCCGCCGAACGTGCCGGAAAGGCCCATGAGGACCAATCGACCTGGTTGGAAGATTTGTTCCGTGTAGAATTGCGGTCCGGTTCCGGTAATAGTCATTGAGTTACAAGGTTGGGGTTAGGCTTATGCCAATGCGGATGTAGCCACTCTCTTCCAGCCGGATGTGCTGGAGATGGTCATATTGGATTCGGCAGCGTAGATGAAGCCCGAGGAAACTCGGATCTCACCTGCCTTGGCGGGGGTGCAGTCCACGCCACCTGTCAGGGTTCCCGATGGGAAGCTCAAGGTCGCTGACAATTCAAGGGTGACGATGGCATTGCCAGCGACACCTGCCACTTTGGCTACGAAGAGCTGAGTGGTGTCCGCATTATCCGTAGCAGTTACAGTTGGGTGGATCGTGGTTGCAGCGGCGTATGTGGTCCCCGCACCCGAAGTCAGGTTGACTGCGGATTTGAGGTTATCCAATGCCGCAGCAGCCGAAGCACCAATGAGCACGTTCCCGGCTACGTTAGTCAACGTGGTCTGGAAGGTGTAAACCCGTGTGCCGATGGTGACCGTTGCTCCGTTGGCAGGGGTAACTCCGGTGGACGTGAGGACTCGCGAAGCCGCAACTCCGTGAACCGGAATTCCGATAAGCCCTGCATTGAGAGCTACGTTTTCGCCGCTTGGTCCTTCACAGACGATGCGACCGAGAGCTGGGTCAACCCGGAGGGAAAGACCGTCTGCTGGAGGTGGGGCCAACTTTGGAGGAGTGGCGTCGAGGATGATTTGGTCTGTCATAATAGTGGGATGTTGATTGGTTGTGAGAGGGTGTCAATATGCGGTTTTGAGACTGCGGTTATGGGGTTAGCGTAAAAATACTCGATCAGAAACCTCGTCGAACGCGGTCGCAATGATCCGCTGCGCCTCGACCGTGGTGGGATGGACCCCACCCTCGAAATATGCAGTGTTGAGCCAATAACTACCACCCACGGCTGAGTCAAACGCAGCATGCATATCAATGCATACATCGTAGTAGATCCCCTCATCCGCCAAAATCAAATTTCGCAATGTGGGGTAATCCGCCAAACGAGTTGCTAGGTAATACGGCACTACCGCAACAACTTTGAACCCTCGGGCCTTAGCGATGGCCCATAATGTTCTGAGGTTGGTATGGACTTGAGCGACTGGACGTTGGGTTTCGTTATAGTTACCTAAGTCGTTTTGCCCGAGCCAAAGAACCACAATGCTGCGATCAATGGCTCCCTGTGCGATGTAAGTGTCCAGTTGAGCGGGCCATTGGGTTATTACATCACTGGTAGCGTTGCCGCCAGTCGAAATGTCATACCACGTTTCTCCTGCCCAACCCGACGCCGCACCAAGCAAATATCTGCGGTGCATTTGCACACCACTAACTAAATATCCAATGATCGAGTCTCCTTCCAACACGATATTAGCTCGATTGCCAAAAACCGTATTTTTGACTGCCGAATCGAACGCCACATATTCTGTCTCAGTCAATGGCCTGTTGAAAACCGCAATGGTGTTGTAGGTGGCCTGCATGCCGCCGCCAGTTATCCGCGCCATTGCTGATGGATCTCCGTGGGTGTAGGTGAGCGGAGTTTGCAGGACTCCATCAATTCCGATTGTGACCGAATTTGTTGATACATCCAAATTAACAAAACACGTCAGAGGCGCAGTTCCGTTGGTGATTTCTACTGATGTTGCCGGATTGTGAAAACTTTGACCTCCTCCCCCAAAAACTTGTATAGCTAGCTGCGAAGATGTTGCTTTGTAAATGCGGACCCCGCTAGCCCAAGGGAAATTTACGCCGCTATGCAATTGCAGAATTGTCCGTTCTGTCCCGACCTCCGGGACTTCACCACCAACTGTCGCAGTATAGATCGCACATGAACTGAGGCTGGCCGCGATTGGGACTGAAACCGACGATGACGTTGGTTTAAAATCGCCACAACGAACACGCGTGAATCCTCCTGTTTCAAAATTCAGCGCATACCCTCGTTCCGTTGAGTCTTTGCCGAAAACTTTAAGAGCGACACACGCAGTCCATATCCCCGCACGTTTCATCGCCTCGATCAGTTGCTCTGACGGGGAAATGTTTACCGCTCCAATCGCATCCCGACTCGCGGCAGGTGCGGCAGCAAGAAAACCAACTACGTCCTCTTGAGTTGTCCCAATAGGCGTTTTCACTCCTGATGGGGCTACCGTGACCACTCTTCCCGTGGAAGGGTCAACCTGGATAGCCATGCTCCCAGTTTGAGGTGGGTAAGGACTATTTGGGGTTGAATCTAAGATGATCTGACTGGACATAGTGGTTGTGTGGGTTAATCCATTTCCTCTTCTTCACCGCTCCAAGGGAGCTTCACGCTTGCCGCAAGGCGGGCTTCAGGACTCTCGGTTTCCTCTTCTTCCTCCTCAGTCTCCCCTTCAATGTCCATGCCGTCGATGGCATCGAGTTTGAAAGTTCCGTCTTCGTTGGCAATGAGGGTGGCTACGGCTTCAAAGGGTTCACCCATTTGAGCACCGTCCGGGAGTTCGTATCCCTTGGGAAGTGTGATGTTCATACTTGTTAGGTTAAGAAGTAAGGGGGTGGGCAGGAATTCCCACCCACCCCCTTAGAATGGTTTAGACGAAGAAGGATTCGCCTGCACCAAGGACCGCAGTGCCAGCAGTTCCAAGTGGGCAAGCCTGAGCACCGATGTCGCTAGGGCAACGAAGGTGACGGATGACGTAGCCGAACTCGGGACGAACTGGTTTCGAGCCAGACATGAGCAGTGCGCGGTAGAAACCGTGGCTGTTGTCTGGGTTGTTGACGCGATCCTGGATGTTCAACCACTTGAAGTCGCCCATGTAGGACTGAGGCTTGAAGCTCGTTCCTGCACCTTGGGTGCTGATCGAACCGGGGACCATGAAGCTGAACACCGATGGCAAGAACACATAGCTGTCCGTGTAGGGGGCTTGGCGATATGCGTCGGTAAGTTGAGCCTTAGTTCCTTTGGTGGCTGAAACTTGGCCGTATGGTTGGACTTCAGTCCACAAACCACCATTGAAGTTCCAGCGACGTGGGAGGTTGTCGATGGTGTGGTAGAAACCACGGAGGCCACCGTCAACGCCGAGAGGCTTGAGCAGGTCGGGGACACGCTTGGCGTCCCAAAGAGTCGCCGTGCGGTTGTTTTCCTCATTGCGGATGGTGTCCGAAGTCTCCATGTCCGTGACGAGGATGAACTGCGGGCGACCGTCTTGCATACCGAGGGAACCACCGTCCATCTCTGCGGAATCACTGATGAGTTCCACATAGATTTTGTTCAGGATGCCTTGGGTGAGCAAGCTCGTAGGAGCGATGTTCGGCATGAAAGCCACTGCTTCTGGAAGACCTGGGGCAGCAACGATCTTGTGCTCGGAGACGTTGAAGTATTCAACCACAGCACGACGCTTCCATGTGTAGCGAACCACGTTGGTGAGGTTCTCATACATGAGGCGGATCTGCTCTTGGGTCTTGAACGCGTTGCGGGTGTCGTTGACGCAGATGTCTTCGGACTCCAAGGCTTTTTGGGCGAGGGAGTATGAACGAACGGTTTGGCCGGATGGCACGACTTGAGCCGCAGGAACGCAGTTGTTGCTGTCTTCGTTGGGGGTGAGGGGGGTCCAAGTGTCAATGTTGGCGGGGAGGTTGCGCTCCATGGTCAACACCTGAATGGTGTCGGAAAGACCGTCAGGCCATGCTTCCTTAGGGACGAGTTTGTTCCAAACAGAAGTGTTGAGGGACTTCTTGTAGATTTTTGGACCGATGCGGTTTTCCTCGCGGACGAGGATGTCATTTAGATTTTCTGCCATAAACGTGGGTGGCCTTGGGCCGGATTGGGGTGAGGTTAGTTTTCCGAACAACGTAGGTTGAACGGTAATCAGATCCTTTCCGAGCCGGAGAAGGCTGCACCGGATGGCGCAGGGTTATGCTCTAAATGTGGTTTCCGAGTTTTAGAAGTTCGGAACTTCGACCGGACGCTGCCACACCTGGGCTGATCCGTCAACCCGAAAATCAAGAATTTTGGGCAAAAGAAAACCCCCACATCCGAAGACGTGGGGATTTGGGCTTCACCCAGTCAGATCACTCCAACTGGTATCCGCCTGTTTTGACACCCAGGAACTTGCCTGTCACGTCAGTGAAATCGTCATCGTCATCCTCTTGGTATCCTGAAGTTTGTTGAGTGCTGCCAACTTTCGGGATGGACGAATTGCTTGCCTGAATCCGGGCTTGGAGCTTCCGCACCTCCTCTTGAGCGTGGATGAGTTGTTTGGTGACTCGTGGGAGAAGAACTCCTGCGGTCGCTGCGAACGCTTTGGTTGCTGCGTTTGCCGTGTCCAGATTCGACTCTTTGGCCTTGGCAAGAATCGCATCGAACACGGAGTCTGCCGTCTCACCTTCATTGAGGGCAATGAACGGGACTCGCTTGCGGAGTTCAGAAACCGAGTGAGCGGTTGCCGATTCAAAGTCTTCCCGTGCTTTCTTCTGAGCTTTCGTCTCATTGGCTTGGGTGATCGCCTCAAGTTCTTTCCGAGCTTCTGCGGCCCGTGAGCGGATGTTGTCCCGCTTGGTCAGGATCTGTTGAGTGTCTTTAGCCATCTGGATGATGTCGAACTTGTCGGTGTCCCGAAGTCCGGTCATCAAGTCTTCCAAAAGCTCACGACGCTTGGTGATGTCGCGCTCGGTGAGTGCGTCCAGAATGTCATCGAAGTTGACGTTGTTCGCCTTGGCGATGGCTTCAGCCGCGTCTTCGATTGCAATCAGAGGTGCTTCGATGGTTTCCTTGTATTCCCGAGTCCCTTCGACCCGAGATATGGCAAGCTCCTTCTCTGCTTCATCGGCCAGTTTGGCACGTTCGCTGAGTTCTGGGAGGTTCGCGACCTGCTTGCGGAGAACTTCGAGTTCAGCGTCACGGGCTGCAAGTTCTTCTGCGCGAGTCTTCTCTGCGGTTTCAAACTTGGTCTTGAAGTCCTTGGCAGTCGCTTTTAGCTTGTTCCAACCGTCCTTCGACGCCTGAGATCCCTTGCCCGGAGGCATGTCTGGGAAATTATCTGGATCAGAATCATCGACATCGGGTGTCGTGTCCTTGGTAGAATCGGCATCACCTGCGTCTGTTTTCGTGACATCTGGTTCGGTGTCATCGGTATCCGAGATATTCCCGATGTCCTGAAACGCCGACATGAAGTCGTCCATGGACGACTGCGGGGTGTCAGAATTTACGGGAGTGTCGAATTCAGCGAGGTTTTCTGCCAAGTTGGCGGCAGTTGAGGTATCTGGGTCCATGGTGGGTGATTAGTTGAGACTTTGTTCGGAGAGGAGTTGCTTGCCGCGAACGACAACCGGAGCTTTGTAGGGCTGAGTCAAACGACCTAGCCCTTGAAGAATGTGGTTCGCCCCTGCAACTTGGTGGAACTTGGCAGCACCGATGACGGGATTTGCGTCCGTCAGTGCTGATGTTGCGGGTTCCAGTTCTTGTTTGAGAATGCCAAGCGCGATCTGAAGAACTGGACTCTTCAAGACTTCAAGGAGCTGCGCTCGGTTGGCTTCGTGTTTTGTGAATTCCTCGGATGTCATGTGATGGTTCGTGAAATCTTGGCAGCAGCGTCTGCGTCTGCGATTGCCCTGCGAGTCGAAGCGTCTTCAACCATCTGTTGAAGTTTGAGCTGATGCTTCTCTTGTGCGAACTGCATGGACGCCTTGTGCTTCTCGAAAGACGCGATGTCCTTGTCGGACGGACCTGCTTCGACAGGCGGGCCTTCCATCGGTTGACCTTGAGCTTCCGCCATTGCGGCTTCTTCCTGCTGCTTGGCGGCAGCGGCTTGGGCTTTCTTGAGTCCGTTGGAAACAACTTCCCCGATCTGTTGAAGCATCTGGCGCAAACTCGCCGCTTTCTCGACCGATGCTGGATCTCCACTGATCTGCTCGACGTGTTCCGCCGAGTGCTGGTAGAGCAAGCGCATCCGTTGAGCACCTTCTTCGATGGGCATCTGCCCTTGCTCGACTGCGGTGAACATATCGAGAAGTGGTTTGATGTGCTCCTCCGCGTGGGCGAGGTGGTAGTCCGATGGGAGAACTGGAACCTCTTGATCTGCAAGCAGAACGAAATTCTGAAGAATGGCAATCGAGGTGTCCGAGGTGGTCCGCTTGACCCCATCTTTCGGGAAATACTCTTCCGATGCGGCAGCACCCACGGCGTCCCTTGCGAGGGCGCGGTCGAGCTTCTGCTGTGCCACGTCGTCCATCCGGGGGCGAAGGTCGCTGATGCGCTGGAGGGCGAGTGTCCGTGCGGACGCGCTACCTGCGCCAATGCCCGTCACCAGTTTGGTGGCTTTGACATCGAGCATGAAGAGAGCTTCCAAAGGAATCCCGCGCTTCACAAGACGGAGGTGGAGATCCGCGATCTCGCGTCCACCTGGGTCTTGTGGGACGTAGTTCCGGCGACTCATGCGACGGACTACTTGCTGGAGGAGACGGCTGAACGGGTTGTTCCAGAAGTCCAAAGCCGTGTTCGACAGGGTTGCACTCTCTTGGAGTTGCGCCGAAACCTCGAACTTGGTTTTGCGTTGGTCGCCTTGGAACGCACCGTCTGAAGAGTAACTGGATGTCCGCTGACTGCGAAGACGCTCCATCTCCTGCAAGACTGGCATCACGGTTCTTTGAAGATCGGGTGCTGCGTATTGGACGACCTTGCAGTTCGGGTCAATGACTGCGGTGTTTCCGAAGTATTGCAGTCCGACGTTGGAGAGGGATTCTTCTCCGTCCACCTGGAGCATCAAGCTCGATGCCAAGTTGCCTTGGTCGATCAGGCGACTCAGCGAACGGTTACGCTGCATCTCGAAAGCGTAGATCTTGTAACCCAAGCCCCGGATGCCGTGAGTTTTGGTGTTCGTGCCAAGCCCGTATGGGAAGAGCACCAGGGCTTCTCGCATGCTGCGATACTTGCTGCGTGAGACGTAGAGGAACTTCTCGTTGTCGCCTGTCGGGTCTTCGGTGGTGATGTAGTGACTGACCGAACCGTCGAACTCTTTCACCCAGCCGTTGATGACACGGATCAGCGGAGTGTTGTGGCTGACCGAGATGTCGTTGTTCTTCAGCTCCTCAACCAATCGGCCCCAGTCTTGGTAGAGTGGGGTTTCTGCTGTCGCTTTGCGGATCGCGTTGTTGACTGCTGGGATGTTCCAGCCGTTATCCTTGGCGACTTCAGGATTCTTGATTGCCGCGTAAAGTCGGGTGACGGTGTATTCTTCAGTGCAGACCGCGATCTCAAGCTCACCTTCGGTGGCGAAAGTCTGACGTGGGAAGAAGAATTGGTCGAGGCCCGAGCCACGATAACGCCAGTCAAGCTCATCTGGCCAGTGGCCGACGCCGACACCATCAAGGATGAACTTGTGGCAGAGACGCAATGTCTGGAACGAGAACTGGTCCCATTCACGGATTGTGCGGGATATCTCTTCAGCCAGACCTGCGTTCCATTCGTCTCGGTTCTCCGCTGCGCCGTGAAGAGTGTTCACCGACACCAACGCCTCCGGGCTTTGGATGAGGTCATAGTATGGCGACATCGCCTTCTCAAGCTGCTCTGCCGCCCCGCCAAAGTTCAAGTTGGTGGTGTCCGGTTGCCCCGCTTCGTCCAACTCACTCTGCTCGTAGGGAGTGTCTCCGTCGATCAGAAGTTGAATGGACGCTCGGTTCATCGCGTTCGTCTGGTCGTCGTCCCGGAACCGGACGAAGATCTGCCTCAGTGACGACGGGCGGGCCAAACGTGCGTTCGGCACGATGCCGTCCTCGTCCATGGTCAGGAGAGGAATCCCGTCATACACGGTCGGGAACTGGTCTTCGTTGGTTGGGGACTCAGGAGGCTGCATATTACTTTTTGACTGTGAGAGCTTTCAGAACCGACTCGCTTCCGGCTCCGATCAAATTTGTGTCTTGAGAACCCTTGTGAAGTTCCCAGCGAAGATGGGTTCTCCAATGAGCATTTGAAGGGATAAAGTCAAGAAGAGCTGTCGTCTTGACGAATTCTTTGCTCAAAATGATCGGTCCTTGAAAGATTTTGCAGTTTTCTTCGTTCAAGGTGGACGCCCCCGTGACAATCGGCATCCCGTTTTGGTAGAACTCAGACTGGAGCAAGTTGAGCCACTGGTTCTTCTGTGGTCGATACGTCGGGTCAGAATACAACATCGGTGGGTCAGCCACCTCGGAGTTGTCGTTTTTGTATGCCGCGTGGAACTTGACCGCTGCACGGAACAGTTCGTTGGCAAGCTCAAACCTGTTCCGCTTGGCCTCAAGTTTCGGTAATACTAAAAATTTGGTTTTTAGGAACAAATCCGAGACGCTGGTTCCGAATGCGAACGCTTCGGGTTCGTCGTCAAACTCTGAGATGACAACATGAACGTGGGAGAGCAGCATGCCCTTCTTGGTCATGTCGGCTGCATATTTGTCGAAGTCTGTCAGTCCGGGGACGAACGGTGTTGCAAAGATCATTGGCGTTATCTTGTGGTATTGTTACGAATTGTAAAGGGGCAGTTTTTTACTTGAGCTTCTTCACGTTGGTGATTCTTCGGGCTTTCTGGACGAATGCGGCCCACGAACTCACTCCGTGACCCTGACTCTTCTCACCCTCGCTGACTGCCGCCCGTTCAGACGGTTTGAAGCCGTGACGGGTTTTGGCGTGTTCGACCAAGAGCAACCATGAGTCAGACTCGTCGGGGGAGTTCCCTTCCCGAGCTTTGAAGACTCGTTTGCTCTCCGTCTGGAGAACACGACCATCTCCTCGACCGGACTTGTCGTGCTGACGTGAGCAGATCTGCTTGGCGAGACTCGTCGTGAGGCCGCGAATTTGACCCGACCGCAGGAACGGGTGCATCCCATACCAGATCTCCGTGGCTTTGTTCGCGTATCGTTCTGAACAAAGCATCTTCTTGCCGTCCGCGCCTCGTTCGTTGCCGACAGGTGTTTTCGAGGCTTTGCCCGCTGAACTGATGGCTTGGACGAGTGCGGACCATTGAGTCCTCACGATGTCGGCAAAAGTCACCCCGCCGCCCGTCGAATCGAAACATGCGTTCTTGGCCTCGCATCCCCGCTTCTCACACTCCCGTCGCCAGTTCCGCACCATCTGGTATGAGACAGGGACTCGGGTGTCGTTGATGTCCACTTTGATCGGGATCTCCTCGACAAGCTCCAGGACTTGCTTGCCCGTGGAGTCGATGCCGTAATGAGCGAAGGTGCAGGATGCACGGTCACCCCCGTTGGTGAAGGATGGGTCGAGTGCAGAAAGGACCGTGGGTTTGTCAAAGCCCCAGACTGCGGCTTTCATGGCGTCGTTGGATTCCAGATCCGCCTGACTGTAAATCCCCGAGTCCGTTCCTTCCGGCGACCACATCCCCAAGCACATCCGGTAGAAATACAAGGAGTCTCTGCCGTAGGTTTCCTCCATCCGGCTGATGTCTTCCTGTCTGAGCATCCATGAGAACTTCTCGTTCTTGTCCACGATGCGGGGATTCTTCTCACCGTTGAAGCGGACGCAAAGTCCCCCGGTCGTCGTCTCCCACTCCTCGTCGGCCAAGGTGACATTCTGCCAACCGTCAACTGGGGTGCAGAAAAGCCCGAAGGTGTCCCAGTGGGAGTTCGGGTTCCCGAGCATGATGACTTGGAAGTGACCCGTGTTGCCCGGTTTCAAGTTGGTCTGGATGACGTTTAGAATAGACTCCGCGCAACCCGTGGCCTCGTCGATGATGAGGATGAGCTTCCCGATCCGGTCCTTCGAGATGTTCTTCAGGCGGGGCAGCAGGTCTTCCAGATGCTCCCGTGGTAAGACCTTCTTGAGTTCGGTGAACTCTGGGTCGATCCACATTGACTCGAACGAGTCATCGGGTTGCCCCGTCCGTGGGGCTTTGATACCGATGAGTTTGTCGAGTGCGGTCTTCTCGTTGGACTGCTCGGACGCGAGCAGGAAGATCCCTGAAGAGTCTCCGTAATCGTCACCCTCATAGCTCAATCCTCGGATCTCGTTGGTGGACCACAAGGGCTTGCCCGGAAGATCTGGCAAAGCATTCCAGTATTCCTTCAAGGTCTTCCAGATCCGCTTCTTCGCGCCTTGCAATGTCGTTGACATGACGAGAACCAGAGTGTGCGTCGGGTCCATCAAATAGTTCATCACGCCCCACAGGGCGAAGGGGTCACTCTTCCCGGCTGAAGTGCAGCCCGCTACCCCGAGTTCGTTCCAGTCGCAAGCCTCACGCAACATCTTCTCGCTCCAACTGTTCCACACGAACCGCTTGCGGCAGTCCAGGTCTGGGTTGTTGATCGTCAGGTCAACGTAGTTCTTGAAGTGTCCGAACTTGCCAAGACCTCCCTCTCCCCGTGTGTGGCCGATGCGGTAGCACAGAGACTCGATGTTGATCTGGTCAACCAGTCGGTTGCCAGAGATCAAGTCTTCTGCTCTCCAGCCGAGTGCTTCCAGACCGTAGATATCTGGCGGGATTTCAGGTATGAGGGATGGTGGTCTTGCCATGCAGTTTAGAATTTTGAGTATCGGATCACATGCCACATGAACTGGACGTAGCTCATGGCATATTCACCCACGCTGGGGTTCGAGTAGTCCGCCCAGTCCTGTCGAGTAATCACAAAAAATCTGTGACCTCGTTTAATGCGTTCAATGAATCTCATGGTTGGTTGAGGGTATTTTTAAGAGTCAGGGGTGAGCCCCCTAAGAGAACTCCTAGATCGTAAAGAGCTGTATTGCGGAGATAGTTCTCTACGCCTCCCATACGTTCTACATCTTCAGCCCAACTCTTTCGGGCTTCAGTTTTCTCCTCTTCAGTCAGGTTGGGTATCATATATTCAACGATCTTTCCCCCACCCCAATTGAACTCTCCAAGAACTTGATCCTCGGGTATTTCGGATTGATCTGCACAACGCGAAGTTTCATCTTTGGGCGCTCTATGACATTGGGTCCAATCACCATGTCCCCGAATGGTCAGCATGATGGTCATGGTTTCCATATCTACAATTTGCCCCCAAGGGTCTGCGTATGTCCCAGCGGCGTCCTTGGACCACTTGTCTGCATTGGCTGCATAAAGTTCCTTTAGCTCCTCAATGGAACCCCACGCTCTGAAGTCTTCTGCACCCCCTTCTGGGTAGTAGCAGTGACCTGAAAAAAGAGCACAACACGACGCGTCACCCAACGGGCGATCAGCTCCTTGTTTGAATTCTGGCTCCTGTGCGCCCGTGGGTGCGCTTTGACGTTGTGCAGATAATTTAGAAGCATTCATAATATGGGCGAGGAAGAATTGATTGAGGCATTGAGGAGGACGTTCTAAATCAGCGATACCGTGAATTACGACACGATCCGTGGGGCCGAACTAACTTTAGACATCAAGTTTGAGGGTGAGGTGAAGACCGTCATTGGTCGCATTGGTTTTCGGTTTGTCGGTCCTGAAGAAGACCGATTCGTTCCAAGGTTTCGTGGGGAGTATGCGCCTGAAGGACGCGCCCTAAGAGTTCGTTTGCTTCTGGACCTTGCCCCTCAAGAACTGCACGCCCTTCAAGCTCTGCCGGAAGGCGGCTTTCGGCTTCGACAACGATCTCCATTGCAACTCGACGCCCTTGAATGACCTTGTCGAACAACACCTCGGTATCCAGTTCCCCAGATTCTATGAGATCGTCCACTGTGGGTAACAAAGAAGCACAACACGACGCGTCACCCAACGGGCGATCAGCTCCTTGTTTGAATTCAGGCTCCTGTGCGCCCGTGGGTGCGCTTTGACGTTGGTTTGATGAATTTGAAGACATACAAAAATATAGTTATGGTTACAGACGACGATCTAATTAGTGACGAACTCAGAAAGGTTATTGACGCTGGGGCGCGGGAGTATGCGACAACCTCTTTCGGAGGAAGACTCTTGGATGCGGTTGGCCTGCCGCTTGCCACCGTTCGAGCACGTCCAACATCTGACGATCAGACAACTTGGATAGTTTACTTAGATCCCGGAGAACAACTGGGCATTCAAGAGCCGCTCGCCAGCTTCTTGGAATTATGGGGTCATCAAGATAAGCGTCGTTATCCGATTCTGAGGATGACGGTGTGTGCTCTGGACGTTGGTTTGTTTCTGTGTTCATGGTGTTTGTTTTGTGAGAATTTACGGGAGAACGATCAAGCTCTTGCTCGCTGGCAGTTCGTCTCGACTTGCTGCATCGTCGATGAACATGGGGGCTTGGTCGCCGTGGGTCTTGGTGAGTTCTTGGATTAGGTTCCAGATGATCTCCCGTGCTCGTTCGGGTGAGCAGTTGGACCGTGCCTCTTCTCGCCGTGCAAGAGTGGTCAAGTAGTAGCAGAACCGTGGAGCCTTGTCATAGGTTACCGAGTGTCCGATGAGGGCGCAGGCGTAAGTGGGTTCACGGA